GGTATTGACCAAGGAACTGGTTCCCCAATGGGTTCACCCAGAAGCGTTGCTATATCAGCCCTAGAGTATTTCTCCCCGGTCGGTGCGATATAAAGGTCATCCTCAGTAATCTCCCATTTCTGAGGCGTGATGAAACTGGAAGTATAACCTCCGTTTACAGGGGTCATCTTCAGCATCCACCCTTCCTGTAAACCTAGACCCATCTGTTGAGCCTCAGTAGCTGTAAAGAATAAATCCTGCGTGGGCAAGGCAGCAGCCAGCCTTCTTTGCTCAATAGCAGTCGTAAGCTGAGGGTACATCTCCCTGGTCTCTTTTAACGAAGTGCCATATTGAGACAATAACCGCTCAATCTCTGTCTGCTTGGCTTGCCCATATCGCTGAAGTAAGCTCTTAGTGTCTAAACTAATGGCCATTCAGTATTACCTTGCTCCTTTTTTGCCCGTAGCATTTGCAGGATATTAGGCTTCCCCTGTGGTTTAGCCTGCTCTGGTTGTCCACGAAGAGCCTCAAGCACAGCATTATTGAGGTCGTCCAGTGTAAACTTAAAGTCTATCTTGCTACCCACCTTCTACCTCCTCAGTTCTAGCTTCAGGTTTCGGTGTTTTAATGCCCCCTTGTCCACCACCTTGCGTAAACATCGGTATCAATCCTTCAGGCGACGGCTCCTCTTTCGTCTTGCCTTCATCCGGGCTTAATGTTCCTAGATTTCGCCTTTGCTTTAGAATAGTCTTGATTCTTTCTGTCAGGATATATGCCTCGATTTGCTCTTCCAGCGTTGGTTTATCTTTGTCAACGAGGCTTCTTGCTCTCCGGTAGAGGAATAAAACCTCGTCTGCTTGCTCAGCTTGCTGGGACTTTAATTCAAGCTCTAAGCCGTCAGGGTCTTGCACCTTCAACACTTCCCGTAGAATGTAGTTATCAGGTAAGAATCCCCTGGCAGTATTGGTGATTGACAGGTCAGCAGCCATTTGCTCCTTTGTTATCAGGAAGAAGTGATATTTGATGGAAAACGCGCCTGCAAAATCGCTGGGACTGTATGTGTTATATCCCCCCGGCCGTCCTAGCTTTATCGTTTGATTTAACTGCACACACTGGTCAATAATCATCCTCGAAAGAGACCGATAGAATGAGGCAATCATGGACAGTATCGGGGCGAAGATGTCATTGCGTGCAGCGATAAGGTTCAGTATAGCCACAGCAGACAACGGGAATGTCAGTGTTCCGTAGTCTAGGGGTGTCAGTTCCCCCCTCTGTAAGCAGGTCTCTACTATCGAGTAGAGCAGCCTGGTAGCACTCTTAATATCGTTGACTGGTAGTTGCTTGAATCCACCGCCTATCTCTGTCTCTATTACCACGTCCTCATCATAAGGCGATTCTTCTGGCTGCTTGCCCCGGTCAGGACTATTCGGACCCCTTTGAATCTCCAGCCCACCCTTCAATGCCTTTCTGCTCAGTGTTTTTAGAATGGTGGCAATCTCGTTTTTCTCTTTCCATAGGTTACGATTAGGCCAGAAGATACTCTCCCCGTCATGCTTCAAGGCATCTTCTGTATTTAGCATACAGCCAATCGGACATTTAGCAATGACAAAAGGTGGATATTTATAGGTGTTTGCCTCTTCTGCACCTATGGTCTTTTCAATGAAAACTACTTCCTTCTCAGAGTTCCAGAAATCAATTACCTGGTTCCCGGTATCCTTTAGCTTAATTCCTAAGTTCGGGTATTGTCTTTCAATTTGCGCCTTTGAACGACTGCAAATCGGAGCGCCCCATATCATCCCATCGGTGCTAGTGTCATAGGGAAACCATCTCCTATCTACCGGCACGACATCGGGAATTATGCTATCCTCCCCACCTAACTTTATATTAGAGCGAGCCCCTATTCCCCCTCGAATACAGGCCTGCTCATTGATAAAAGCGTCCAGGCTGGGAATCCCCCTTTGCGGAAGCCACTCGTTCACCATGTAGAAAATATCGTCAAGAAACTCCTCAATCTTGGTTGTCTGCTTATCGGTTAAGTCCTTGCCCTCAATGACTGTCTGCCTCTGGTAACTTCCGGTAATAGCAATCGCCTTCTTAGCGTAGTTAAGAGGATCAGGCAAGGTAACATTGGAGACTTTTTTCTCATCCCCGCTACCGTCCAGGTTTCTCATCTTGAAGGGGTCAAGTAGATATAAGCCCTCGTCCTCATCCATGCGGTCGAAGATGGGCTTCATCTCTTTTAATTTATCCTGGACTAGCTTATATTCCTCTCTGCTTTCATTTGACATAGCTGCTCCTTATGATAAAGCCAATTTCCCGAAACATGCTACAAGTATAGCCACTAATACGAGAATGAAGTTTATTTTGCGGTCTTGCCATAGGATTTTGTAATCCTGTTTGTTTAGTCTGCCGGGTAGATGGTTATACAAAAAGTCCCACATCATCGAGACTTGTTGGTCAGGGTCTTTGGGCTTTTCGGGTATCTTGTAGTTATTGTCTATCTTCCAGGGTTTCCACATTTTGCCCTCCTACTTGTATTTCCAGCTTGATGTTTTACCTGGTAATCCTGCAAGTGTATGGCTGGCCACACCGTATCGCCTAGCATCCATGCCATGCGACCAGGCATGAGAAGTTTTATCGGTAAGCTCTCCGGTGGTCTTATCCTTTAGATACCGGAAGTTCCTTTGCTCCTTGATACAGTTGATGCTATCCTTAGTCCAAAACTGGTAGAACTGTTTGACCTTCTGGATACCATACTCCACACTCCCGGGACCCTTGACTGATTCAAGGACATTAAAGCCCTTGTCGCTAATCTCTTTAGCACTCTTAGGTTCGTTCGGGTCAGGATAGATAGGCTCTTTCTTAACACCAGCCAGGCTCATCTTCATGGCTATTTGCTCATTGGTAAGCCCTGTTCTAGCGTAAAATATCTCTTGGGAATACAGCCTGTCCCCGATTATCACATTCTTAACTAAGACTGTGGGATCAACTGAAAACCCGAAGTCCAGGCCATAGAAGTATTCCCCTAGAGGCAGCTCATCCACCTGCTCAAAGTGGGGATAAACCAGGCCCTCTATTTTACCCAGCAGCCCGAGCTCATAAATGTTGTGATAGTTAGGGTCTTTTCTGCCGAGGTCTTCTATGTCTTCCCGCTTGCCCGGCGGAATAACGTCGAGGGCATCGAGGTATGTTGAGTGGTCATAAGCCCAGTTCGGGTCATCCCTATAATACTCATGTGCCCAGAACTCAGAGCGGGGATTCCAGTCTATAATGATGAATACATTGGTTCGGGAGATAAGTTCTTTAGCTACCTCCCAGGACAGCGTGTCTCCCTCATTGATAAACAGGATATCCCGCCTCATCCCCAGCGCCTTCTCATTGTCAGCACTCAGGAAAGTAATTACTCCCCTCCAGTCGGGGCGCCGGTAAACTCTATCAGTGATGTTGTAGCATGAGTTTTTTTCCGGGCTCTGGCCCAAGATATTGAAAAAGTCCTTAATGCACCCACCCTTCAGGTGAGGGACCGACTCCGAGAGCACATTGATGTCCAGGGTTTTCGGTGTCTCCTGTGCAATTATTATCAATGCCTGGAGAGCTGAGTATGTCTTAGAGCTATAAGTCCCACCCTCAAGCAGTATCCCCTTCTTGTTCCCCACCCACGCTTCCAGAACTGCCTTGAATACCTTCGTTGTTCGCATTTCCATTCGTTAATCGCTTCGTCCTTTCAGCTACTTGCGAGATAAGAACCTTTGCCTCGTTATCTACGACAAAGATGTTGACTATTCTGTTATCCTGTGGTGGTGGCGGGAAGTCAGAGTAAATCTTATCCATCTTGTTCAAGAGGTCAATCGCCTTCACCGGGTCATGCAGCTTCACTGAGGTATGGACTGTCGGTTTAGCACCCTTCTCGTCATACTCAGTTCGGGAGTGTATTTCCTGGATGGCGCCACCCTGGGGTGTCTCCTGGCCGATGTTCACCCAGGAGCCATCTGGCCCTAGTTCCATGAAATCAGTCAGGCGAGCCCGGCCTATCTCAGTAAGGCGCTGCTTGCGTTCTAAAACATTCATTACAGAGGCATTTTCGGCCTTTTGGCGAAGTTTCTGAAGGCGTGCTTGGATAATAGGTTTTGTTAAATTTTCTGAAGCTATAACGGTTGCTGTCTTTCTCTTGTAACCAGCCTGTATAGCTGCCTCAGTTGCGTTTCCTAACTCAAAGTATTTAACGCAAAATGTTTCTTGTTTCTGAGTAAGTCGTGTTCTCATCTTCTAAAGTCGTGTTCTCCTCAATCTCAGTAAAGCTATCGTTCCATTCCATTATATTATCGTCACCAACGCCCAGGGTATTCCCGTCATTCCTATCCCGAAGAGACACCCTTTAATATCCTGATACGCCTTGTCGCCCAAGTCATGTTGCTCATTCAGTTCGTAGATGAAAAAGCCTATCCCAAACACAAGAGCTACCCAGCCGGACAGCATGGCCAGGAATACAATCACGATCCCGACTGGTATGTGCATGAGGACATTGTTCAGCGATTCCTCCGGACAGAAAAGTAGCTTTGTTAATATCTTTTTCATCTTGGCCTTATATACCGTGTGACAAAGCAGTTATGCCCGGCTCGGAACCCGAGTTGCTCTGCTGCATCCTTTGAAGTAACCGCCTCCACAATTTTTGATGTCCAGTAGCCTGTCTTTTTGTCACGGTATGACACCTTAAATGACCTTGGTTTTGGTTCGCATCCCCGAATAGCTGCGCCCAGCATCTTCACCGCTTCGCTGATTAAAGCTAGTCGTCTGTTCATGGTATTTACTCCTTCTATTTAGTTCCCGTTGGCGGGGATTTCCTGAAGAAAAATATGACTATCATCTCCACCCACGCCGCCGTATGGCCGATAATCAGGAATAGTGCCTGGTCACCACCCAGCCTTAGCCCAACAACGAAGGCAAATAGAGCCAGTGTAGCAACGACAAACACCAGGGCGAGAATCATATTTGGGCTTTTCCAATTAACCATCGTTTATCTCCTTTTGTTCTTCTTCGTAAAATCGCCCGCCTGTGGCTATGTTCTTTGAGGTCTTATCTGGCAATGATTCAATGAAACACCTCTGGCAAAGCCTCTCGCCACAGTCGTATGTTGGATTTCCGCATTTCTCACATATACAACTCATCCGTGTACCCTCACAGTATCCGTTGTAGGATTTATAGTAAATACTGGACACCCTAACGATGTCGGCGGGTAATTCTTTTTCTCTCCATAACTTGCAGCTACACCCTGAGAATACGTTTTGAACCAGCAGCCAGTTACCGCCCCAACACGTTCCTTTTGTCGGATGATATTGGAATCTGACAACTCTAAATAAGGCACAGTATGAGTGATAATGTCGTGCATATGCCCCATTCCATATATCCGGGCATCAAAGGCGTTCATAAACCGTTGCAAGCGATTCATCTTGGCCCCAGGAGTGATAGCCCAGCCAGCACCATGAGTAAATACGCACTTATAAACGTGATGCTCATTGCTGTTCTTCCGGGCGAAGCGTAGTCTCACCCATGCAGAATAGCCCAAATTCGGAAGATCTAATCTCTTGCATAGGTTCTTCTGAACATCCACATGAAGAAACCTTCTTATATCGTCCTCATGGTTGCCTTCAATTAAGCCTATGCACTTATTTGCTATTGGCTCTAATAACTTCTGTATGTGTTCTGTTTGAGCTTCGGGGATATTATCTTGATCATCTATCAACCAGTCAGCAATGCTTTTAGAGTCCCACCTTTTATCGGAAGGTGTGATAAACTCCCCGTAATCACCCATGCCTATCCATATCGCTTGGGGGTCATTCTTAATCTCAGCTATAATCTTCTGTATATCGGACTCTGTGCAGTGCTTAGTCCCTAAATGAGTATCGCCAATAGGATATAGCTTGAACTCACCATCCCCTATCTTATAATCAATTTGTTTTTCTATTACTTCCATGATTCTGCTTCCACTTCCTATAAAGAAAATGTGAAAGAAGGTGGAAAGTCTCGCAACAAGCCATGCAAATAAGTATCTCCCACCCGTTAATCATTTAGCACCTTCACCTCTTCAATCATTCCCTTGGGGATAAGTATGTAGCCATCCATAAGAGTTTTACCCGAATAGACATTCTCTAGTAATCCCTGAGTGATAATGATTTCAGCACCATCATCTTTTAATAAGAATCCTATGTTTGTGCGAGTGGCAGGGATGAAGTCACTTATTGCATCGAGTTCAAGATGGGCATCATCACTCAGGGCATCAAGCCAAGCTACCTCAACTTTCTTTAGCTCAGTTACTTCGTTCTTATTCATCTTGACATCTTGTGACCTTAAATTGGGTATCATCTTACCCAATTTGTGACTTGAAATAGTTTGAGGGGCATTCCCCAAAATCGTAACTCTGGGGATAAGCCCCTCTTTGTAATAAAGGCCACTATTAAGTAGCCTTGA